GCCCGCTCCCGTAAAGCCCAAAGAGCCTAAGCGCCGCAAGGAACGCCCGGTGTCAATCGAAAGCCAGGCCGACGAAGAAAGCGCCAACGCCCTAGTCGTCGGCGCGCTCGAATCGGTCAACCTGGACAAGGTCAAAAAGAAAGAGCAGATAAAGCTCATGGCCGCCCAGCGAGAGCGCCACGAAATCGCCAGCGCCGAAAAGAAAGGCACCCTTGTACCGCGCGAGCTCGTCACCCGCCGAGTAGCCGCGCTTGACGCCGCGCTCAAGACGAACATGCGCGACATGCCCCGAAGGGCCGCCGCCCGCCTGCACGCTATCGCCTTGAGCTCTGGCCCGCAGGCCCTAGAGGCCGAGCTCGAAGCCGAGATAAGCGAAGGCTTGAAGCGCTCCGTTGAGGCGATGGTGGGGCAAGAGCTTTTGTGACCCGCCTCCCGGCCTCGTGGACGCCCGAAGATTCTAAGGCCGCCCTTGCATGGCTCGACGATATGCTCGTCGGTTCCATCCGTACCGAGATCACGCATCTCATGCCGAGCGAATGGGCAACCGCGCGCCGCATCCTCCCCGAGGGCCTGACCAGCATGCCCGGCCCTTTCCGATGGAACGTGACGCCTTATTGGCGCGAAGTCCTCGATTGCCTTGCGCCGACATCCCCGGTCCGCGAGGTCTACGTAAAAAAAGGCGCCCAGGTTGGCTACACCGTCGCCGTCCTCGAGAACATGATCGGCTACATCATCGACGCCGAGCCTGGCCCTTCGATGATGATCTCGGGCGACGCCGGCATAGCAGAGGCAAGCGTCGAGCTCCGCGTTGACCGCATGATCCAAAGCGCCGGCCTCGCGCACAAGATTTTCAGCCAGACCGAAAAAAAGCACGGCAAGAAAACCGGCGACACAAAAAACCGCAAGGAATTCCCCGGCGGCTTCCTCATGGCCGTCGGCCCGAACTCAGGCTCTAAGCTTCGCTCGTTTTCTATCCGCTACCTCCTAGGCGACGAGCTCGATGCCATGCCGCTTGAAGTAGGCGGCCAGGCCCGCGACGCCGTGACCGCGCAAGAAGGCGACCCGTGGGGCCTAGCCGTCCGCCGTACCGATAGCTTCGAGGCCGTGCGCAAGATTCTCGGCGGCTCAACCCCGCTCATCAAGCAGACTAGCCGCATTGAAGCCTTGCACGCCGAAGGCGACTGTAGGCGCTACTATGTCCCCTGTCGCCATTGCGGCGAGATGCAGCCGCTAGAATGGTCGCAGCTACGCTTTGAAAAAGACGACGAAGGCCGGCTTTTATGGGAAAGCGTGCGCTACCTCTGCGCCGCCTGCGGCCAGCCGTGGAGAAATTCAGATAAAGCCTTTTTCCTGTCCCGCGGGCAGTGGCGCCCAACGAAAGAGCCGCGGCGCCCCGGCGTGCGCTCCTACTCGCTTTCCTCCCTCTACAGCCCCGTCGGCATGCGCTCCTGGGAAGACATCGCCGACGAATGGATTAGAGCTCAAGGTGATCTTCGAAAGCTTCGCGTTTTCGTCAACACGGTCCTCGGTGAATCCTACGAAGAGCGTGGCGAGGCCCCGCCCGTTGATCGCGTCATGCTACGCCGCCAAAACTACGCGCCAGAAACCTTGATCGTGCGCGACGACGGCACCTACGACTTCATCGAAGCCAGGCTACCCGAAGGCCCGGTCTGCCTCACGCTCGGCGCCGACGTGCAGCACGACCGCATCGAGTGCGAGCTCGTAGCCTGGGGACCAGGTAAGGAGTCATGGAGCGCCGGTTATCACGTCATACCAGGAGACACGAGCGACCCTAACGGCAAGCCTTGGCAGCTCCTCACCGAAATACTAACCAGGCCCGAGCACGGCGGCCTCCCGCTTGCCTTGGCGCTTATCGACTCGGGCGATCAGACGAGCGTTGTTTACACCTACTGCGACCGCTTCGAGTCGGGCGTTCTTCCGAGCAAGGGCGACGACCGAGCCGGCAACGGCCGCCGCGTGTTCGCCTTGCGCGACGTGGCCGGCTACCGCTGCAAGCGTATCGACCTGGCAAGCTCAGACCTTAAAAGCGAGTTCTATGCTCAAACCAAGGTCGGCCCCGTAGACGCCCCGCCCGAAGGCGCCCAGCTGCCCGCGGGGTATTGCCATTTCCCCGCCGAGTACGACCGCCGTCATTTCGAAATGCTCTATAGCGAGGACCGCGTCGTCGAGACTAACCGCATCGGCCAGACCCGCGTCTACTGGAAAAGGCGAGGCCGCAACGAGCCGCTTGACTGCCGCGTCTATGCCCTCGGCGCTTTGTACGTTTACGCCGCCGCGCTTACCTCGCCCGAAGACGACAAGACCGGCGAAGTAGACTGGGAGTTATTTTGGGATAAACACGCCAAAAGTAAAAAATAAACTTGACGTGAAAACCCGCGCATAGTACAATACCAGTAATGCAAGGATTCCTGACCTATACGGCCAGAATCCACAACCGGCCCACCTCGGGCTCCTGGGCGTCCATTTCCGCCGGCGTCCGGGAGCCCTTTCTTGTCTACAGGGGGCGCGCATGAGCCGGCCCCTTTCCGATATCCAAGCCGATCTTGACGCTTTCTACGCCCTGCGACGCCAGGCCGCCATCTCCGGCGGCATCGCCGAGTATAGCATCGATACCGGCCAGGGTAGGCAGTCGACCAAGCGCTACACCCTCAAGGAAATCACCGCCGTAATCCGCGATCTCGAAGCCGAGGCCAACGAAGCCCAAACGAGCGGCGGCCCCGTGTTTATCAATTTCGACCGGAGGCCGTGCTAATGGGCCGCATTCGTGACGCCTGGGCCGTCCTGACTGGCTCATGGGGCTGGCGCGGCGGTGTCCGGCCTTCGACTGGCCTCTACGACGGCCAGAAAATCCGCGGCGCCCTGCGTCGCACCTATGAGCCCATGGTCGGCCTCGACCATGACAGCCTGCGCGAGCACACCCGCCGCGCCTACTGGGATAGCACCCAGGCCCGCGCGCTCCTTAACCGCATCGCCGACAACACGATCGGCACCGGCCTCGAGCTCGAAGCCGCCCCCGCTTGGGAAATCATTAAGTCGAACATGACCCCCGCCGAGCGCCGAGCCTGGAGCCGCGAAGTAGAGCTTCGCTTTTGGCTTTGGGCCAACACCACCGAAGCCGACGAGCAGGGTATGCGGGCGCTCCCCGAGCTCCAAGCATTCGCGTTCATCAACGAGCTCCGCGACGGCGAAGTCTTGGCAATCCTGCGCTACGAAGGCAACCTCTCGCGCCTGTCCCCGATCTCCATGCAGTTCATCGACCCCGAGCAGATCGGCCCGCTCACCCTCGGCGCTACCAACGAAGCCGCCATCGTCGCCCGCGGCAACGTCTACCATGAGGGCTTTGAGACCACGAAGACCGGCCGCCCCGTCGCCGTATGGCTACAAGACCCCGACACCCGCGAAGTCACCCGCGTCCCGTTCTTCGGCGAATCCGGCCGCCGCTTTGTGATCCACGCCGCCATCACCGACCTACCCGGCCAGATACGCGGCGTCTCCCCGCTGGCGCCCGTGATCCACGAGATCAAAAAGCTCACCGACTACCAGCTCGCCGAGATCGAGGCCGCCGTCATTAACGCCGTCTTCGCGGCTTACATAAAGCCCAGCGCCGAAAACGATACCCGGACCAATCTACAAGCCGCCATCGGCGGCGGCGCCCGCCTGCGCAGTTCCGAAGGCGGCGCCGACACGAGCCCCCGCACCAGCACCGAGATACGCCTTGACAAGCCCGGCATGATCCTTTCGACGCTTAAGGCCGGCGAAGACCTGGCGAGCTTCGACACCAAGCGCCCGAACGTAAACTTCGGCGAGTTTGTCAAAGCCGTCCTCCGCTCCATCTCCGCCGCGCTTTCGATTCCCGTCGAAGTACTGGAGATGAGCTTCAACGCCAACTACTCGGCAAGCCGCGCCGCCCTCATCCAGTTTTGGATGACCATAGACAAATGGCGCGCCCACTTCGCCGCGCAGTTCCTCCAGCCGCTTTATGAGTCTTGGTTTGCTGAGGAAGTCAAAGCCGGCCGCATCAACGCCCCCGGCTTCAATGGCCCCCTCCCTATCATCCGCCGCGCCTGGCTTGCCACCGATTGGATCGGCCAGTCCATGCCCAGCATCGACCCCTTGAAAGACGCCAACGCCGACAACGTGCGGATAGAGCAGGGCGCCACCACTCGCGAGCGCGTAGCCCAAAAGTACAACGGCAGCGACTTCTACGACAACGCCGAGCGCCAAGCCCGCGAGCGCGAAGCCATGCCGGCCCCATCGCCCGAGGCACCGCGAGAGCCCGCGCAGCCACCGCGCGAGCAGGAAGAGGAGACCGAAGAATGAAGCTTTACGCCTTAGAAAATAGCGCCCTCGCTCGCCTGCGCGCCGACCGCCGCGACCTTTTCTCCGCCTCCCGAGCCATGACCGCCGCCGAGCGTCGAGCCGCCCGCGACGATCTCATGGAGTCCGCCGTCGTCTACCGCACACCCTCCGCCGACAAGCCCTTGCAGCTCGACGTCCGCGAAGGCGTCGCGCATATCCCGATCATAGGCCAGCTCACC